TGTCCGTTATACATGAGATATACAGATTGTCTCACTTTTTTAGGTATTGCTTTTCGTTTATTCATTTTTACCTCTCAATTCTTTCAGTTTTGCTTCGGCTTCGGATTTTGTGAGGAATACTGAAATCCCCAAGTATCCGCTATGACTTTTAAGAGAGTTATCGTCGTATCGAACAACTAACAAAGGCTTTCTGCTTATATGATATGTTTCTTCTAACACAAAACCCTTTCGTACCTCAAAATCCACAATACAGTACGCTTCAGGCGGTATCTTGATTAGCTTCCTTCTTTCCTCTAAGTCCTCATAATCTTTCAGCTTAAAATACACTTTCAGCCAATATTCAGCATTATTAACCAATGTTGGTATTTCTTTATTGCTATCTGTCAATCTCTCCATTACTGTTCCTTTCTCAATCAAGCAAAATTTTGACTTTGCAACCTATATTTTTGTATCCCTCAATAGCAATATCACTTAAATATAGGTGGCAATTAAAATTATATTTTCCACCAATCACATGGCAAATTTAAGATGTTTTAACATTTATTCTCCTTTCTAAAAAGGGCATTCACTAGGATTTTTCAAATCCCAACTTTTCCCTGCAACTGCAACATCTACATTCGCCCCACAAGCAACTTTCTTCATTTTCTCAACGAAACTATCTCTATCGGCATTTTCGCTCGATAAATGGCACATTATGACATTCTGCAAGCTGTCTGAATAATTTGCTTTAACAAAATCACAAGCTGTGTCAATACTTAAATGACCTCTGAATACATGATTAGCTTTGCCTGTGTTATCCCTGTCGATTAGATCCTTGTCATAATTCACACCTAAGAGAATGTGGTTTATGTCTCTAAACTTCCATTTGATTAGTTCACAATCGGTTATATAAAGCATTCTTCCCATTTCCTTGTGAGTAATCAGAAATCCGAATATCGGGCAAGGTGTTCCGTCTGCATTGGTATGTGTCCAATTTCCGTCTATTGTTGTTAAATCAAAGGGTTTTACTGTAAATCCACCCATATTCATTGACATATAATCAATCTTCAAATATGGTGCATAAATCGGTATTCCCATTGACTTAAAATCGTTTACTGACTTGCTATGGTCTAGGGTAGGTGGGTGTGACTTATAATCACACCCTTTATCCCCCTTATGTGCCAATTCAAGCCTTTTTTAATTTCCTTAATCGGTATTCCACAATCAAGGATAAGTGTTTCTCCGCTGTTGGAAGTTAAGGTGTAGCAATTACCTGTACTTCCTGTTGCTATACAATGCAATCGCATGTTCTTCTCCTTTACTCGCTACTTCGCAAAAACAATAATAATTTTTCTGTACAATCAGCACAAAGGTCGTATCTATAATCTACATATGAATAGCCATCTGGATTGCCATAAAACATCGAATGAAAGCACAGTCGATTTTCTTTTTTGATACCATATTTAAAATATCCAGCCCATTTAGACAAACTGTACTCAAAAGGCTTTCCACATCTATCGCATTTACGGATTTCTTCAACTGACATACTTATACCTCGATTTCATCATCCTGTGGGAACTGAAAAACAGCATTGTTGGCATACTCTACTTTTGACGGCTGATTTTCTGCTTGCACCATAATGCCACATTTCTTTAATCTTTCAAATTCCTTTGCCACATCGTCTGAAATATCAACATTCTGCATTACGATAGGCATACCGATATATGCTTCTCTTAGCATTTCCATAGCCTTAATTGCCTTTGCTTCGGTGGAATACTCAGCAATTTGCATGTCATCACTAAGTGACTCAACGCCTGTTAAGTTTTTATTCAGAAAATAAATTCTTGACCTGAATCTCTGAATAATCACCTCTTCATATGACATATCAATTGTTCCGTCCTGTGAAATTACTCTCATGGTTTCCAAAACCTCCCACATATTTTGCACTCATAGCCCCATCTATGATGCTTACAAATCTTAAACCAGTCGTGTCGATGCATTACTTAATCCTCCTCACTCTGCATGAATGGTGGTAATGTGCTATCTTCTGCCTGTTCTTCGGTTACTTCTGTTGCCATGGTGTCAACTACATCTGCCTTATCTTCTATAAACTCAACTGTATTAGCATTTTCGGCAATTTCAGCCTGTGTAACTTGATATACCTCGTCCATTTCAACCTGTGCCTGTCGTGCCATTGGGTCATAGTTCTTAGGATATTTCCTTGTTGCATTGTTACACATTTTTCTCTGTATCATGCTCTCTGGAGTATCAAGCCAAGCACCGCTTATAAAAGGTCTTGCAAGCTCACATTCGAGCATTTCATCTACTGTCTTGCACGCTCTTAAGGCATTGAGAATTTCTTCCTTTTTCTCTTTAATTTTTGCCTTTTCTTCCGGTGTTGCATCATATCTAGTTCTTGCAACTTCTTTGTTATACTGTTTTTTAGTTCCTGTAATAATTCCGAACGTAGCGTTCAACATATTCTGTTTTACGTGAGATAAGAGGTTTACCTTAACACTGTCTCTATCAGCAGAAAGATATGTTACTGTTCCGTCTAACAGCTTAACAGGATATACAACTCTTACCGCCTTATCAGATAATCCGTTTTCTTCCCACTCCGGCTCTGTAACTGTAAGTCCTTTATGCTTAGGCGGTATGTACTTGTCACCCTCTTTGATTACCCAATATGGATATACCTGTTTAACATCTTTTCCATAGTTGGCGAGCAAAGAATCATAACCGCTTCCCTCGATGCCCATTTCGACTTGTTGCTGCCATATATCTTTTCCGTTTTCATCTTTCCCGACATTAACATTTCTTAACTGAAAATAGCACTCTCTTGGATATGCACTAGCATTTAACTTAAGGCTTGCACAACGCTTGACAATGCCTCTCAAATTACTTGTATCAAGATTTCCCATATTAATCTTAGGGTCATTCTTAACAAGATTAAATATGCTTGTCATAGCTTCCATAGCACACTCTTTTGCGTAATCGTCCATATCCATTCCAACAGCCTTATAATCGTTGATAATAAGTCCTGTCATTGTATTACTCCACTCACTTAATGAGGTGGTAAATGCTTTCTTTTCTGCAACTGCTGTATTCTCTGCCATAATTATTCCTCACTTTCTACTTCTTTAAATTCGCCATCAACTAATTTATAAAATACATCTTCTTTGATACGCTCTCCATCTACACATTCTGTTTTTACACACTTAGGAATCCATATATAATTATCACTATCATCTGTTTTATCAGTTCTAATCCATTCAGCTAACGTTATCCAACTACCGATTTTTGCTTTTGCTATTGAATTATAGCCTGCTGCCATAACAACTGAATGTTTACCCTTGGATGTTATCTTTGCGAAATATCCACTTGAACCTATCCGTGCGGAATCTCCACTTGAACCTATCTGTGCGTAATCTCCACTTGAACCTATCTTTGCGAAATATCCACTTGAACCTATCTGTGCGGAATATCCACTTGAACCTATCCGTGCGGAATCTCCACTTGAACCTATCTGTGCGGAATCTCCACTTGAACCTATCTGTGCGTAATCTCCACTTGAACCTATCCGTGCGGAATCTCCACTTGAACCTATCCGTGCGGAATCTCCACTTGAACCTATCTGTGCGGAATCTCCACTTGAACCTATCTGTGCGAAATATCCACTTGAACCTATCTGTGCGGAATATCCACTTGAACCTATCTGTGCGGAATCTCCACTTGAACCTATCTGTGCGGAATCTCCACTACTATCAGTTTCGTTATCTTTACCAGACTCAACTCTTGTTTTTTCAATAGTAAAATCTACACAAGCCTTAATAAACCCTTTAAGCCCAAGTTTTGCACCAATATGAAGCTTATTTGTGGCTGTTTTATCCTTTTCTTTATAAATATCTCCAATAGCTTCAACATCTGCAAAATCTGAAATGCCACCATTTTCATCAACAAGCGGATAATAATTCAGCACATCAAATGGGTTTTCACAGAAATGCATTACGCCTGCTTCGCATATTTCATTTCCGTTTTCTTCATAAGTAGCATTCTCTTCGTACTGCTTACCTTCGCATATCATTCCTTTGTTAAATGCTTTATATCCTTTTACGCCCATCAGTTTTCCTCACTTTCTCAACTTAAAATCTGTCCGACAATCTCTAATTTCTCACTATCATTAACAATCAGCATAATCAACTGACTATCTACCATTTCAGCAACTTTCTTCTGATTATCCGTACTAAGGCTTTCAGAATCATCTAAGATAATAGGTACTGATATGCCACTAATCTTCTGAATGGAATTGCAAATATCAACTCTGCCTAAAATCCTGCTACCCTTGTTAGACATAGTTGTTAAAATGCTTTTTCCGTCAACTGTAGGTATGCAGCAACTCTTGTAATTGCCGTTCTTAGCATATTCAAACAACTGCCACTTAACTAAGCTGAAATGGCTGTTTACCGCTTCTGTTAAGGCTTCATTCTTTGCTTTGTCTAATTCATCAAGTAAATCAAGGATTTTCTCGGCATTAGCCTTATTCTGTTCAGAATCAATCCTTGCCTGCTTTAATTCTTCAAGTCGCTGTTCATCTGCTGCCGTATCTGACTTTGCAATCTGGCTTTCGCATTCTGCTAACTGCTGTCTTAAAGCTGTTTCCTGTGCCTTTAATTCTGCCTTAATCGCCGAAATATCGTTAGCCTTGTGCATGGCTTCTTCCTTTTCGGCAATCTGCTGTTCAAGTGCCTTGTATTCCTCGGTGGCTGATACATCAATCTCCTGTGGAAGTTCTGATAACTGCTTTTCAAGGTCTGCTAAATCCACTAAATGTTTTTCTAACTTCTGCTTTCTGTCAGCCAATTCTTGTTCAGCTCCAACTAACAATCCTTTGACTTCATCAAGCATTTTCTTAGCTGTGTTGCCTTTATCAGTAATTCTGTTAAGTTCAGTTTCTTTATGTGCCTTAAAATCTGCCTTTAGTTTCTCTTTCTTTTCCTCTGGGTATTCCTGTTTACAATAAGGGCAAATAAGATTATTCTCGTCAAATACACGCTCTTTTTCAGCTTTCCATTCGGTTCTGCTATCATCAAGTGTTTTCTGATATTCAGCTATCTTGTCCTTATCAAAACTAACAACATCTTCTGCGTTGCTGATTGACTTCTTGCTATCCTCAATCACATAATTAAGGTTACTAATCTGTGATTCAAGTTTTCTCCTAGCCTTAACATTTTCTTCATTAGCTTTACGGCTCATATCACTAAGCTCAAACTTAAGATTAAGAATATCTGAACTAGCTTTGTCATATTCAGCTATCAGCTTGTCATTGTCAGTCTGCTTTGCCACACAATCAGCAATCTGCGCTTTAAGGCTGTTCTTCTGTAATTCAAGGTCAGATACTTCAATAGCCTGCTTAAGCTGTATATCTCTTTCCTTTTCCTTAATCTGTCCATCAAGAATAGGCAAATCCTTTGTGATTTTGGTCTTTGTAGCCTTATTCATAGCGGATAATTCTTCAACTGTATACTTATTAAGTAAAGGAACTAACTCGGCTAATTCGGCTTTCTGTGAAGCTATATCAAGGTCTGTAACATCTCCTACTAAGCCAAATAAGTATTCTCTCATTTCTGCTGGCTTCTGATTAAGAAAAGCATTTACATTGCTGCACATCTTAAATACATTCATATCAACATCAAGGTACGCATTGAAGTCCTTTAATGTCTTAGGCACATCATTGATAAAATACTTGTTATCGTCCTTATAACTGCTGCCATCCTTACTGTAAGTCCTCTTCTGCACTTTCTTCATAGTTATTTCTTTTCCGTCAACATCAAGTGTAAGTTCAACACTTGTATCCATATCATCAACTGATACTCCGTCAACCTCTCGTCTGGCAACCGGATTATCCTTTAATTCATAATCACAGTTGAATAAGCACCACAGATAAGCTGTGGCAATAGTTGACTTACCCTTGCCATTCTTAGCCATAATCTTTGTAATGACATAAAAATCAAACTCTGCGTGTGCATAGCACATAAAGTTTTCAAGTACTACCCCTTTTAAAGTTGCTCTCATAAACAATATCCTTTCCTTATTATATATTCATAACAAATATGCCATCTTCAATCTGGAAGTTGTCAACTTCCCTATCCGCATAGGCTGAATACTTAGCTTCTTCAAACGAACCGTTAAAAACCGTTCCATGCAGCGGTGTCCATATCTGGCATACCACATCTTCATCAATAGCCATACTTGCTAAATCTTTAACTGTAATATCACTATACATTGGCTTCGTCCTCCTCTACGTAATCAATCCTGCTTACTGATACTTCATAAGCAGTTCGTGTCTCAATATTGCCACTTATCTTCTTAGTGTACTCACGGCTCTGGAATCTTCCCTGGATCTGAATGCGTTCTCCAACTTCAAGCCCACCTGCAAATCTCGCATTTCTTCCCCATGCTATACATGGTATGTAATCTGATTTGCCATATGGTCTGTTTACTGCTACTAAGATATCCGCAATCTCTCTGCCCTTTGGAGTACATCTGTATATAGGTGGTTTGCATACGAAACCATCAAGTATAACTGTATTGATATTTTCTTCAAATGGTAGTTCGGTTGCGTCCTGTGCTAGTATTTCAAGTTCTCTTGCAAATACCGATAAAATCAGCTTGCTCTTCACATCATCAATATGCCTGTTGAAGCTCCTTATCTGCCCTGAAACTGTGACAACCTGTCCTACTTTGATTTCTCTGATATCAACAAGTCTGTCTGATATCATTACCGGTAATGTATCTTTGTTACCACTTGTTCTTGAACACTTGAGCATGAATACATAAAACCCCTCGCCAAGTACTTCATGTGAATATTCTGGCTCTCTCTCAACTACTCCTGCTAATGTGATATTGTTGTTATTAATTGCATTTTCCATTTCTTTCTCTCCTTACTTTAATATGTAACTTCCTATCGGTACTTTATCCATTCTTTCAATCAGATGGATTTTGCAGCTGAAAGTATAGAACTTTCTAAAATCCTTTTCTCTCATGGCTCTCTGCCTGCTTCTATTCAACTTAATGATTCTTTTTATGCTACTCATTGGCACTCTCCTCTCTGGTTCTGTAATACATTGTTGTAAGAAATCCTTTTATTGTTAAGCAATCGTAATTCTTCCATACCTCAAGGCTATGATTTGCTGTCTTAACAGCATTTCTTACTGCACTTCCAATAGAATCCTTACTTTTGCCGTATTTCTCGGCAACTTTCTTAATCTCGCCATCTATTGCTAATGCAGAATCAAGATTGCTCATAATATCAACGATGTATGCATAACCTTTTCTGTTAGAAAGAATACCTAAGTTGAATAATTCTTCTCTTATTCTTTTCTCCATAAACAAACTCCTTATCTGTAGCAAAAGTACATATTCTGCACTTTCTTATAAACGCCGCTACCTTGTTTAAATTCAGCTTGATACAACACATTGCTAGGTATGTCATATCCGCTTATTAATAATTCTTCTGCTATTCTCCAACATCTTTCTGTTGGTTCTTTGTAGAATCCACTGTTTTTAAGTTCTGTACATTGATATTGTCCTGATTGATAGATAACTTCTTCAATGCTGTTAGGAAAATACTCACTCTGTACTCGGTTCAAAACAACGGCTCCTGCAAGATATAGCATTTCATCATCGTTGCATGTCGCTCCGCATTCACCCATCAGCAAATGTGCCATGAGCGATAACTCATATTCATCAACACTTATCTCTCCAGTTTCAACCTTATAATCAACATGTGAGTTGTAGCATTCACTTAACACTGCACTCTGCTGATTAATCTTAGCTTGTGGTTGTACTGGTCTTAGAATCAACGCTATAAGGCTGATTCCTGCCAGTGTTGCAAATATGTTAATTATCTTTTCTTTCATATCTTCTCCTACATGTTTGTATCATGTACCACCTCGGCAAGTGCTATTGGTAACAAATAGGTGTCTATGAATTCGTGTACATCAGCCAAGTATTTTCTTTTAATACTCTTGTATGTCGCCACGCACCCGAATTCGCGTTTTAACTGCTTGTATATATCAGAATATACTGAACCGCGAATACCACCGTCTTTGTACGCATTGCTGTCCTTTCCGCCAAGTACTTCAATTCCTTTCTTTCTAACATGTTTCTGCACTTCTTCAATCTCACAGCCGTAAAGCGGAGTTTCTTCTTCGATACTGGTTATCTTATCTTCAACCTTATCAACTCTCTCTGTAAGTTCTGTGTTGCCCTGTGCCAATAATCTAATCTGTTCAGATGTTGTCAAAGGCTTACTGTAACTTCCTGTCTTTCTGATTGATGGAAGGACTTCTGATGTAACCCATTCTGTAAATCTTTCTGCACTCTCTTTTCTGCTCTGAAAGATTGTCTTGTAAAGATTGCTCTCGTTAATGTATAACAGCTTTTGTTCTCCACCTTTTGTAAGGGTAGGAATACTGTTCACACCCTTTGGGTTCAACCTCTCTTTAACCTTTGACGGCTGTGTAAGTTCCAATGCCTTGCATACATCAGCCAAGCAAAACATAGGTTCATCATCTTTAGTAATGGTTCGGATTTCTCCAAACTCTGAATTGCTAAAAATCTGTAGCTCCATAAACATTCCTTTCTAAATAATGTGTGATATATTTTGACCTTTTAAGGTGCATTTGAGCAATTCTGCTCATTCCTATCTGCTGTAACTTGTAGAACTTTATATTTATTGATACAATAGAAAGGTGATGGTAGACACTTTCCAATTGGTAGGTAATTCACACTTGATACGAACAGGGCGCTATCCCTGTCGAAAAGAACCAATGATGTTTGAATAAAAGTTTGTAACTATTTACCGCTACCATCACTTTTCTATTGCATCAATATCAAAAATTCTAATTCATTCGTTGTTTTCTAATCATTTATCCTGTTTGTGCTTTGTGCTATAATCCTCTTATCCTAATAGAAAAGAGGTGAAAAATATGGATAGCAAGCAACTTGCTGACCGATACGCTATTGCTAAGTTGTTGGGTTATCAAGACAGTGTTGAACAATTCAAAATTGAGTACCGCAAATACTATGATGAATTTATGTCTACTATTGATAACAAACCAGCTAAGGTAGAAGTTATATCTAATCCTTTTCGTTAAAGCTTTATAGCGTTCAATGCGTTGGTGAGAGAATCGAGTATTTTGCATTCACTTTGTAATGCTTCGTTTTTCTCACCATTTACCGCATTGTAGGCAAGTCCAAGCGCAAACCATTCAACATAATCTCTTAGTGTCCGTTCCTCATCATCTCCACTTATAGAAAAAGGTCCTGTCATTCCTACTCCTTCCTAGTAACTTATGAAGTTACTTTCTTTGCAAAAAAAAATCTCCATAGGATTTTCAATATTCAAATTATCAATCATAATCTGAATCTCGTTACTGCCAAAAACGCCCTTGTGCATTCGCAGATAGAAGGTCTTGGGCGTTACGCCTATCATTTGTGCAACTTCTGTCTGCGTTTTTCCGTTTTCAGCAATAATCCCACGAAGTTTATTTGTATCAACCATTATCTCATCTCCTTTCTAACTTCGTAACTTTTGAAGTTACTCTTATTATACACCGCAAAAGTAACTTGTCAAGTTATTTTTTTCTTGACTTGTAACTTTTTTGTGCTATAATCAAGTTACCAATAGGAAAGGAGGAAACACTAATGATTAAAACTGTTGGAGACAGAATTAAGGAGCAAAGAGAGCTTAATAAAATGTCACAAGTAGAGTTAGCTAAGAGAATGGGCGTTTCTAAGCAGACATTATATAAGTATGAAAACAATGCAGTAACAAACATTCCAAGTGATAAAATTCAGATTGCTGCACAGATTCTTGATATTTCTCCATCATATTTAATGGGGTGGGAAGATAATTTATCTACTGATAATGTTGATATCATTCCCGACTTAATGTCAGATAAAGAATTGTTAGATAGTGTTAAGAAATTGATAAAACTCAATAAAGAACACCAACAAACTATATTTGACAATATAGCCTATTGGTATGAGAAAGAGGGGCGTTAAACGTCCCATTTCTTTTTGAAAGATAAAATTAATTCATATACAAATTTCAAAAAATTGTTACTATTACAATTTTTTATTAATCCGATAATCTTTTGCTTATATTCCTCATTCTCCATATATCCCCCTTATTGCACGATATAACACTGGTAGCGATGGTGTTATTATAGAACATCTGTTCTTGTATGTCAACCTACCCCCAGTAGATTAACAATTTTCAGCGGTGACACTGCCAACGCCAATCAAACAGTGCCACCTAGCCGAAACTTGAAGATTTCGTCCGAACTCTCTCGGACAATTATTATTATAAATACTGATAATGTAAAAATCAACTTAAAGATATCGCAAATTTCGACAACATTCGACAAATTATGCATATTGTGATATGATTAGTTAAATTAAATTTAAGGGGGATTTGCCTATGAAAAAGAGAATTGTAAGCATTATGCTTGTCATGTGCTTATTGAGCCTTGTAGCGTGTCAGAATGGTGCTTCTGATAGTAATGTTGAAAGTACCAGTGAAGTCCAGACAGAACAAGAAACATTATTATCAAGAGATAAGAGCGTATATCCTGATGATATAACTGTTGAAATGCTCAAGCGTACACCTAATAAGTATATTGATAAAGAATTCAAGTTGACAGGCAATATTGTAGCGGAATTAAAATATGATGGAGAGGTCGAAGATAAAGACGGAAATACGCATACTGGTGAAGAATCTAGTGAATATATTGCTTGCTATTATTTAGCTGTTGATGGCAATAATGATGATACTGTTGTTTTGACATATTATAGAGACGATTTTGATTATAATTTGCTTGTTGGTGATAATGTGACAATGTACGGAACGCTTCTTGAGGGTGGTATGGAATTTAAGAAAACAAACGGAACCATAACAACCATTCCTGCTGTTATAGCTGTTATGATAGATTTGAATAATTAAAATATTACCGGGAGCATTACACTCCCGGTATTTTTATTAAGATTACACTAATTCGCAATCAGTTACATTGACTGCTGCGAATAATTCTCCGTCATGCACAAGCACAACTCTGTCTCCGCTTCTTTCTGATACTGTATACTCATCAAACCAAGCCTTAATAACTGTGCCGTCATAATCAGTATCGCCGACAAATCTCACCGTGCTACCCCCTTCAATATCTTCACTGAATGGGATATCTGTAGGTGCATCATCAGAACTTGTACCGCCGACAAATTCAAGGTTAGCAATATTTACAGCGGCTGTGATTGTTGTGCCGATACCTATAACAATTCTGTCTCCGTCCTCTTCAATTACATCATATTCATCATAATATACCGCAAATCTTGCACCGTCATAATCAATGTTATCAAGCACTCTGACTTTCTTGCCGTCACCACGACTTACTGTATCCGTGTTGACGTCATTGTCATTGTCATAAATGCACTTAACAAGGCTGATGTTATCCTCGTCAATAGCAGCAGTAGTTACGCCGTCAACACCGATAACAACTCTTCTGCCACTAGCTGATAAGACACTGTACTTATCATAGTAAGTGCTGAATGGCTCACCATTATCGTACTGGATAGCGTTAATAACCTTAACTGTATCGCCCTTATGGTATTTAGTGTCTGGTACTGGCTCATAGTCTGGTACTGTAATGTCTTCAACAACATGGTCTGTGCAATAATCAGTGTAACAATAGTTCTGGTCTACTGTCTGTCCGTTAATCTGTGCGTCTCTAAGATAATTAACACTTCCACCGAACTGCCACATATCATAATCAACGGCAATTCTAGGTTCTGCATCTGAATACTTTGCTACCCAAACGGCATAACCAGCTTCTTTTACTCTCAAAATATCTACATAATTGTTAATGCAGTTCTCATATGAGTATAAGCCGACATTCTTATATCCTGCATTTCTCATTTCATCAAGGAATGCCATAATAATGTCTGTAAGGTCGCTGCCAGTAACCATACCTGCTTCAACATCATAGAATACTGGATAGCAGAATGATTTGTCTGCTAAAAGCTGTGCAAAATATCGGGCTTCATTTACGGCTTCATCATCACTTAATGCGTTACCAAAGAAATAGGCTCCTTTGTGGATTCCTGCACTTTCCAACTTATTGTAACTGTTTTCAAACTCTCTATCTTCGTACAAGCCATCATCAGCACCGCCTGCCTTGATAATAGCAAAGTCTACACCCTCATTATCCTTTGCACTTTTGAAATCAAAGTCTCCCTGCCACCTTGATGTGTCAATTCCGAATAACTTACTCATAAATTACCTCCTAAATTTAAAAAATGTGTATCAAAAAAGCACCCCAGTGTTTCCACTAAGGTGCTACCAACCTTGCGAATCGCTTCTTGTAGTTCGTCATGTTCGATAAGGAAATACCTTACATCTTCTTTTGTAATTTTTGTCAATACCTTATGTCTTATTTTCATTCTACAACTAAACAGTGATAATATTAAATACGACGGTGCAATTACTAAGGCAATATCTGAAACTTAACTAAATATAAGCGAACCTGTAATATAATCGCCTTTCTTAAATTCGGTGGTTGCCCATGCTCCTTTATTACCATCTTTTGTATAATATCGAGCAAAAGCATAATTCTGGTTTGCAGAGCTATATAACAATGTTGTTCCATATCCGACCAATTTATATCGAACTACACCTGTGGCATCATAAGGAGTATAATTACTTTCCAATACTTTACTAAAGCTAATACCCATATTTTCAAGAACTGTTTCTATGTCATAATATACTGTAAAATTATTCTGTGTAGAATCTTGTGTTTCAATTTTGGAGGCATAGTATAAAATCCCTGTTTTGGTAGATTTATTATAATAGCAATAATTATAGCCATAACCTTCAAGAGTACCATTTATACTTGCAATATTTTTGCAAAAAGAGTTTTTAACGTCAATATTGCTGTTTAATTGTGTAATCTCGTCACGAATATTGCTAATCATGTCATTGTTATTCTTAATTCCTGCGTCCATTATATTTAAGTTTGCTGCACTAAGCGGAGTGCTTTTACTTGGAGATTGTTGCCAGTTTACACGGCTGTACGAAAGAAATCCAGTTAAGCTCATAATTTACCTCCTAAAAAATAAGCGTGTGGGCTTAAACCCACACTCTCTGATGATTTACTCTGTTATTGTATCTGTCGTATCTGAACCGATTGTCTGCTGTTCATTCTTTAACAGCTTATTGACTTCCGATTTAAAATTCTCATAATCATTATCGCATTGTGTCTGATTTGCAAGGTATAATTCCTTGTTAGTGATTGTCTGGCTAATTGTCAATGAACCAGTTTCTGGCACAGCCGCATACATTGTCATAGCTGATTGACCGTTAATTACTGATGTTCCGCTTAAATTTGTTGTCTTTGTTATACTTAACATATTGTTTTCCTTTCTACCGCTGTGCGGATTTAGTACCAATTTTTTTCTGCCCAATCCCATGCAGCGACAGCTACATTGTCAACGTATATAGTTAAAACGCTTCCGCTCCAATCAAATGTTACTGGATTTCTCATAGACAAAGCAGGTCGCATATAGTTTTTAAGTGAAGGGTGGTATAGCTTAACATTTAAGTAGTCATTAAAAACACATTCGCTTCTACTTAGTATCCATTTCGTTCCTGAACCATCATCGTTTGACATTTCAATGTAGTGTCCCTGTATCTGTAAAAATGCCCCTGTACTGCTTTTCATAAGGTATTCACCACCAATAATAGTAGTGGTCATTGTAATACCTCCGTCAGTTACATTTACATTTTTAAAGGTGCCTTCTAAATCAGCATCAACAGCTTTTAGCTTCTTACAGTCTATCGAGCCATCTGCTGAAATAGTTGTATTAGTAGATGTAAGCGTGAACAGATTACCATTGATATTAACAGATTTATTACCGGTTATATTAATTGTTCCACTTGCATTAAGTGTTATATCATCTGCAATAGCTTCAATTGCGGATTTAAGCTCATCACTTGTTGGGTCTTTCTTAATGTATGCTTCAAGGCTTGCTGATGTGGCATAACTTTCAAGGCTCTTCTTAGTGGCATAATTATTAGAAACTTCTAACTTTATACTATTGCTTTCCTTGGTTATCGCTTGTGTTATAGCATTGTTCATAGCTTCTGTAGTGCTATAGCCTGTAAGAGCATTCTTTGTTACATAAGTTGTAGAAATTTCACTCTTGATACTATTGCTCTCTGCATTAACTGCTTGTGTAATAGCGTTATTAACTTGTACAGTGGTGCTATAATTGTCTCTTATATCAATCTGCGTCTTACTTAATTCAGAGCTGATTGTATTAAGATTCAACTTTAACGCGGCATTTTGATTAAGAAGATAGGCGATTTCGGTTGAAGATATTTCTTTCCAACCGTGCGTTCCGTCTATTTTTTTTATCCAACGCCACGCTCTGTTCTGTGCTTCCCAATACGCTATAATGCCTACGTAATTATCATATTCTGCTTCTGTGTATTCCCATGTGCTATCACTAGGGTATCTATCATCGCTTGGATATATAGGTACACTCCACTCATTAGCTGGATAATTATCCTTAGTCGGCTCGTATGTCACCTGATATATCTTGAAATCATCATTGAGTTGCTTGTAAACATCTCCTATTTGCACACCAAAGCTATCAAGCGTACTTGTAACTGTGTTGAATTTGCTTTCGATAGACTCTCCATTGCGAATATCAGTCCACCACAACTTTTGGTCAATAAAATCTTTAGATTGCTTAATAGCCGAACCCCATAATGTAGAATTGCCGCCAACGGTTGTCTGAATACTCTTGAATACGCTATCAAGGGTTTGCTGTTCACTATCAACATATATCTTCGTTGAATTAAGCGTGTGTGAACCATCATTGTTGATAACATTGAACAGCGATTCTATATTCAACTTGCTTGCGGCAATATCAGCATTATCCTTAACCATATCATCACGGATAACCTGTCGTTGAATACCTTTGTCTGTTAATCCAATAGCGTCAAACATCAAATTGCCTGATTTATCCCAGATATACATGTTGTAATCTGAATTAGCGTCTTTACCTATTTGAACCCTAACCCTATTGCTGTCAGATATTTGAATTGTATTGTCTTTCCACTGTGACTTGCCATCTTCGCTGTGAACAAGTACATTAGTAGTATTAATGTCAAGTGCTGTGATTTTGCTTGCGTCAAGACTATCAATCATTGCTGACTTAATCTGCGCTTCTCCCAAAACAGCAATAACAGAATTAGAGAAATCCGTTGTTATTGTTGTTCCTGTTGCTGAACCGAATATTAATGTCTTGATATCAGCTACACTTGCGTCAAGTATGCCAACTTTCTCATAATCTACTTTAAGATTTGCAATGTCCGCATTAACAGCCTTAAGGCTTTTCACATTAGCATTGATGATATCTGCATATGTTGCATCTAGTTTATTTGTTTTAAGGTTGTCAATATTAGCATTAACAGCCTTTAAGGTTTCAATGCTTGCGTATCTGATATCAGCTTCATCAACAGATAGTTTATTAATAAGCGCTTTATTTACAAGTATCAAGTCGGCATAGTACCGTTCCATTTGCTTAGTAATAGGACCAGAAGCAACGCTTGTATTCTCTGTGTCAGATTGACCTATAGATGTAACGGTATCTATTAAGCCACCATCACATTCGTGCGTAATTTGCATTATAGGTGCTTTGTAATCAACGCCAGCTTTATTAACAGTAATAATGTCGCCAACCTCTAGTCGGTAGTCACCAACAAACTTAACTGTAAGCGGTCTAAATGTAAAACCACCTATCTTTTTATAGACTTCATCAAGAATTGCCTGCGTCATAAACGGATTGGCAAAACTAAGCCCTGTCGCTCCGTCACCAGAAGTAATCTGACTTTGTTCTGTAGAACCACTCTTGGTATTATTACATGTCAGCTTCTGTATTATAAAATCCTTACTTGTTGTAAATGTAACACCTTGCTGATAATACTTATGTCCGTCAAGTACATAGCCGCTATCCTTATACCACCTTAATTCAAGGTTTCCATCAGAATTAATTACTGCATTACAGCCTTGTAGCATAGCCATATAGCCGATAATTTCTCTATAGGTATATCCTTGTGGCTTGTCGCTGATAGTATGTGCTGTAACTATATTTGTCGCTAAAGATATACCTAACTTGCCACATATCTCATTAAGAATAGCTTTATCTGTGCTAGGAAATGCCATATCCGAGAAGTAAGGCATATCAGCCTTGTACATTCTGTCGTATGCTTCATAGCTTGTGTATTCTCCGTCACTTGTCTGTTTAGTAACTGTAAATATTCCCAATTTAATATACTTAATTTCTGTGCCAACCTTGACACCCTCAAATATGGTAATCTCCTTATTTTCAAGGCTTATTGTTGGCATATAAATAGAAAAGGTAACACCGCTACTGCAAGTGTTACCTATCGTAATTTCATTATTGGGATTTATCATGTTTTGAAACTTGAAATTGTTAAGTGTTTCGGTATGTTCTTTTCCGTCAACAACATACTTGGAATAGTATCTTGCACTATTTCCCTTAACAATTTCCGTCATAGCTGTGTCTAATATCTTCATTCTACACCGCCTTTATTGATTAATTAATGGCTTATCATAAACTCAATTGAGTATAATTTAGCTGGTGTAATTTCTTCGCATTTATCGAATGCGTCCATAGGAAGCATTGTCATGTCAGGCGCTTCAATCTCTTGCTCGTTGATTTCCTGCAATTCTTCCTGTAACTTCTTTAAGTTCTCTGATGTAATCTGATACTGATTATCATTGATAACTGGATTGCCGCTGGCGTCCTTATCTGCATACTTAACCTTGGTATCTTCTATGGTCTGTAATGTTGCTTTGTACAGTTCTTCCAATGCCTTAATATTGCACATAACAGCCATAGCAATTCTGCCTGTGGTCTTGTCATGTGATATGTTGCTCAAACTCTGAAATCTGTCTATTAGCTCACTTGTTTTAAGTTTCATGTGGAACCCTCTCCTTTATTTCTGAATTAAACTCAATTTTGCTCCGACTATAAGTCCGTCCTCATTCTTCGCCCTTGTGAGATACGGATATGTCACATCTCCCGTGTATATTGTCATTTCCTTTTGCGTACCGCCTAAAAATAGGACTTGTGCCGTTGGGAATGGGTTATCTATGTCGCTCACCACATTATCAAGCAACAACGCCTGTTCACCTGTTAATGGCGGCAATTGAAGCTCTACTTTGTCTTTAATTGTCACAATTGTTCCTACCATTTCGCCGTAATCATTTCTTCCTGTATTCTTAGACCATATCTTATTCCTACTGTATGTGTAGCCGTTATATGCCACTGGGAACCTAACTCCCTCAATCACAACTGCGTCAATCAATCAAACCACCCCTTTCAAGGCATTAAAAAAGGAATGCACCATTTCTGATACATTCCTTAATATTTCTATTGCGTTAATTCAATTAGTGTTATATAATATCTGTACTGCTTGTTTAAGCGGTATTGTGACTTTGGGCTGTCAGTTGTCGGGCTGACAGCCTTTTTAATTGCTTTAAATATTTAATAGAGCCAAGACTTCGGCTCTACCGATTTCATTTTCCCCAGCTTCTTGGGGAAAATCTTCGCAACTTTCTGCGAAAACTCTCCTAGCTTTACAAGAAATCGTCGCCACAAGTGGCGAAAGCTATAAAATGTTTTGCAACTTCCTGCAAAATTCCCAACTTCTTGGGAAAATCTTACGAAACATTCATGCACACTTGTGTGTATGACATTTTCTGCAAATCAATCGTGCCAACCGCTTAGCACAAAACATCTGTCTCAAACCGTATCCACAAGTGGGTACGCTCCATTTAAACCATATATTACCAAAAAATCAACCCACATTTGTTACACACAAACCTATGTTGTGAATAAGTTCCACCTTGTTGCTTAATCTTCTCTTTCTTATTAACCAGTGTAAACGGTCTTAAAGGATTCAGATTAACAGTATATCTTGTTTTGGATTTCTGCGGTACAGTTGTTGTAATCTGCGTGTGAGAACAATCCCAACTACTACATCTTGGACAATATACTTCAACTAAGCCGTTTTCTGTTGCTCTGTACACTCCTTTAAAGTTAGGATTTAATGGCTGTTGAATTTGTGGTTGCTGTTTCTTCTTCACTCCTATTGCTTCTAGCATTTCATTTAGTTCTTTTTTTACTGACATACATATTCCCTCTAATGTAATTCTAATGTTAATTTCATAAGTTTTTTATCATCTCCAAGTGGCGTTACTTCTAAATCAACATTACTTTTATCTTCTAGTATATATATCCTTGCAACTGTAATATTTGTACCTGTCTGTAATTCTCTTGCAATATTATTGTATTCGTCAATGTCAAAACTAACTAACGGATAGTCGAGTTCTTTGCCGTTCTGAAAACATGTAACATTATAATTATATGCAAAAGCTGTGTTATCTTCTGAATTGTTTGCAAAGTCAAAATAAACAACAAGAACTTCTCTGTCATTGCTATCTGTAATTACATCATGCTTAAGATATTTAAGCGTTGTATTATCATATCTTATTGTGTCTGTATCTTGCTGTGTTGCACTGGTTTGTTTTGTAGCATTGGCATTGTCACTGCTGTTACCGCTTCCATTGCTAAAAGCGACTATCAGAAATAGTACAAACGATACTATTGCAAAGTAAGAGCCTAAGTGCCTTTGTGATTTGTCACCTTTACTTTTAATTAAATCTACAATAGCCAATATAAAGCCTATTGGGATTGTGAATATAAATAGTGCTGTGATTGCCGCCGCTATGCTTAGTTTACTATCTTTCTTTTTCTGTTTTTTATCTCCCATATTGCATTACCCCTTTGCTTTTTATATAGCAAAAGAATAACACAATACATTTATCTTATCAATATGGAAAAGCCGCTTGTCCTGTCATATTAGTATAGCTGTTAGCTTTATCTTGTACCATTGTAAACAGCTTATCTGCGTCACCTTGTAATGTTATGTTTACATTGTTGTTGGCTTCTGACATAGCCGCTACAACTGCATTGTAAACCGCTGGATAAACTGCGTTGGCAATACCTGTTGTGATTTCCTGCTGATTGGCTACTGCTGTTCTTCCGTCCATAGTACCAACCATTTCGGGTCCAACTTCGTTTGCGACAAACAATTGTCCTTTGCCTGGGAATCCGCCGTTTGCATACCAATCAATACTGACTTTTGGTACTTTAGGCGGTGCAAGACTAAATTCTCCGTCAATCTTAAAGTGTGGTGTATCAATGTGTGGAAATTCAAGTCCTAAATCATTCCACCACTGCTTAAAGCTGTTCCAAGCGTTCTGTATCTTAGTTTTAAAATCTTCGATAGCTACAGAAATGCGTTGAAGTGCTGGTTTGCTATCCCACCAATCTACAACATCATCCCACTTCCCTTGAATACCTTTTTTAATTCCGTCAGCTAAGTTTTCCCATTTTTCCTTAGTAAACCACGGTTTCACATCATTGCTCCACCAAGAAACAATTGCCAGACTGTTCCACCAACCAACGATTGAATCCCATTTTTCTTGTATTCCTAATTTCATTCCGTCAACAGCGTCAACCCATGTTTCTTTTTCAAACCACGGTGCAACATTATTATTCCACCAGCTAACAATAGCTGTATTGCCCCACCAATCTGAAAAGCTGTTCCATTTTTCACTTAAAGATGTTTTTATGTTTTCTCCCAGTTCTCCCCATTTCTCCTTAGTAAACCACGGTGCAACACTTGTAGTCCACCAATTTGCTATATCATCTTTATGTCCGAATGTGATAGTTTCTATCACTCCGTCAATAAAGCTAGGTAAATTTTCAAATGGTGCTTTTATAAGATATGCTATTTGGTCAAACATTGACATATCTATTTTCTCGCCTGTTAATTTTTCATTGAGCCAATTGCCTAAATTAAATCCAGCAATAGCGGCTACTATTCCACCTACTATTCCAATACCTATAGTTAAGCCTATTTCTGTTGCTGTTCCTGCTCCTATAATAGTGCCTATATCTGTTGTAAGTAATCCACCTATTCCCGATATTATACTATCTGTTCCGAATGATTTTAAAGCACCTTTAATACTTGTCCCTATTACTGTAACAAGTTTCTTTTTCAAAACACTTCCTAAGCCTGTAAATTTTAATGCTACTATAGCCGTTATTAAGGTCGTTTCAATTGGTGCTGCCGTAAATGAACCACTCCATAATTCGATAGCTGCTTTAATGGCTTGCCATAACACATTGCCAAGGCTTGAAAATATTTCAAGCCAATTAAGTCCAGCTAAATACTCTCCTATATTATGTCCAATTGTATACCAAGGAACATCATCTATAGCTTTTGCGAACCAATTAAAAATTCCTGCCACAAGGTTAGATGTATCTTGTCCTGCTGCATAGAAATCTCCAACTGCAAAATCTTTAAATATCTTCCCAGCAGGTTCAAGTGCTTTCTCTATCTTATCAGCCCAAGCAACCGCTGAATTTTCCATATTGGCAAATGCTTTATTCCATGCCGCTTCATAATCAGCCGCCGCCTTAGCGATATCATCTGTCAAATCAATAGTGCTACCGCCACCACCGCTTGAACCCTTGCTTGAGCTTGTATCGTCCTGTAATTTATTTATTTCATCAAATCCCATAAGGGATAATGTAGCTTTCTTAGCTGAATCAGCTACATCTTGGTAGCCATCTGAAATATCTTCTAAGCCGTCTGATGTGTCTTTATAGCCACTTTGTCCGAAGCTTTCAAAGTCAATCTTAACGCCCATTAAAGAAGCGAGGTTGACTAATAATCTTTTTATAGCAATAGTAACGCCATTTACAATCGGCATAACCTTTGAAAGAATTGGAATAAATAGCTGTCCTGCTACCATTCCTACTTCTTTCATATTGTTACTGAACTGGCGTAACATATTACTTGGGGAGTTGATTGTCAAATTTGTTATCGTATAGGCTCTTTATCCTATACTTCTTATAGTTTCCTATAAGTTCAGAGTACATTATCACCCACGTTTTTACGTTTGGTTTGGTGGTAGCCACTTCCACCTCATACTGCCCTATATGCAGTAGTGTCGGACACTCTTGGGAATATTATATTTATTCAATTCCTACTCGTTACGATACTCAATAGCCTGTTCGTAATCTATTGAGTTATCTCGGTATTAGCATAGTTGAAAACTTTAGCTTTTACCGATTTTGCCCGATTGCCATAAGATATTTCTATTCTTATGCAACACTTGGAAGATAAGCTATATCATTAACTTTCTTCCGTCTATTAGCTAAATCACCCCAAGATACTTTTGATTGGTCTAATATTGCCAACACTCTTAACTGTTGTTTTTCCATCTGTGTCATTTCTGATACAGACTTAGAAATGCCTAAGTTATAGGCATACGTTGCTAATGTAGCATTAGTAATATCAATACCATATTTATACAATGCCCTTGACTGCCCGATTAAGCCACTTTGTAAGTTCTGTGCTACTGTTGAATAGTCCACGTTAAAAAGTGAGCTTATATCGCCTGCAAGCATTGTCATTGACTTTGTTATTGCTGTTGTTGCTTCACCTGTCTGCCCTAATGAGTTAGTGACAGAAGCTAATTGTGAAGCATACTGCGTTATCTCCTGTATGTTAAGTCCTAAGTTCTTTGCTCCACTTTCTTCAAGCAAACCGCCTTGAACATTGACTTTTAAACCAGACAACTTTCCAAGAGTATCATTCACTCTACTTTTAAAACTTTCTGCATATGCTGTTGCGTTATCATATCCGTACTTTTTGTAATCCTTATCCCATTCTGAACCAATCTTGCCAAACGCAACCGCTTGATAGTTGAAAGCTTCAATGTAATCTGTCGTTGACTTGATGGCTTCTATAAGTTTCTTACTGCCACGAATTACCATAAAATATGTGGCATAAAACTTACCTATTGCACTTGCTAAACTCCAACTGCTTTTGCTTGCTGTTCTAGCACTTGTAGAAACGCCATACAGCGTTTTTTGAAGTGAGTTTGAAGAAGTACCCACCTTGCTACCTTGACTAGTAAGATTAGCCAATGCGTTAGTCATTTGAATAACATTCTGGCTTACTGTTGGTGCTCTTGATAGCGTTGTCATTAAGCCATTTAAAGCATTGCCTAGCTTTGGAATGTTTACAACGGCGTTTTCTATACTCTTACTGCCTAGCTTACCAAGTGACTTTGCAAATTCTGTGACCTGTGTTGCATTTTGCGGAATAGCTGATATGCTTGCAACTGCCTTTGTGACAGCTTGAAGTGATGTAGCTGTGTTAGTTAGTGCAACCGAATCAACAGAACCTATCTTTGTGATGTTCTTAGCAAGTCTTGTAAAATCTGCTGTTCCTGCGTTCATATTCTGCATAGCAGAACCTAACTGACTAACACCATTTGCAAGACCGCTTAGTGATGAACCATTCACAGTCGCAAGTGATGTTGACAGCCTTGTAAGCTGATTTATCAGTTTATCGACGGAATTGATAGCTTTAGTGGCAGTACCGGTAATTTTGACTTCTAATGAATCTAATTCCACGCTTTAACCCCCTTTATAGGATTGTTGGCGGTAGTCCTCTCTTTTCAGCTCGTGCCGCCCATTTCTGTTCATTGAGTAACATTCGCTGTAACTCTTTATCGTAGGTATCTTCTTCGCTTTCTTCCGTTTTTTCTGATAAAATAGCCTGCTTCGGATATTCAATGTGTGTATCTTTACTAAATGCCGCACCAATGCCACAAGAAATAGCCGGTATTGCATAGACAAAAAACCAGTTATACATTTCTGCATCTCGATTTTGTCTATCAATCTTTTTGCCTTTTGCGTATAGTAATAATTTTTTAGGTGTCATTTTTAGAAAGTCTGAATAACTAACGCTTAGTGAACTGGCTAAAACAAAGTATTCTTCCCATATTATTTTGTGGAAGTCTGCTTTTTCTTGTGGTCCTGTGGAACTACTGTCGGCTTCTTCTGCTCCTGTGCCGCTTCTTCCACATTGTTCGCCATTTCCTCTAACATCGTTGTTATCCCCGACAGCTCGAAAAAACCATCATCTTCCATCGCTTTCTTGATTTCTTCAAACAATGTTCTATATCCGTAACTCTTATCTGTTTTTCTCTTTTCTGTAATATATGCTCTAGTTAGCTCCTTTGCTTCGTCCATTGTTACTGGGTTATTATCAATGCAGCCTGCATAAATGGCTAAAATGCAAATCTCTGGCACATCTGCTGTCATATTTGCTAGCCCATCAAAAGAAGCCTGTGCAACACTCTTATCTGTCTGTACAAGTAAGTAAGAACCATTAACGACAGAAAACATTTTCTGCACAATTTCCTTGCATTCTGCTGCACCGAAGCTAAACTCAACTTTGTATTCTTTTCCGTTTACATTAATATTCATCATAATTTTTACCCTTTCCCACCCTATCGTCCATATAGGGAAAGGTGCGGATTTTACACCGCACCTACCTTTTAAATTAATTATTCTGTTACATCATCAAGATATGATGTGTAGTCGGCTGTTTTGGCGTTTGTGCCACCAATCGACACAGCCTTTGATTTAGTCGATTGGCTTATCATTCCCCCACCTTTGTTACTGTGAATGTGCCACCAGCAGCCTCGACAACTTGAAGCTTGTCTGTACATTCGATAGGTGAAGTGTTAGGAACTGCTGTTACTGTCATTTCAAGTACTGAATCAGTACCAGAAACATCATTAGGTGTTGCTGTTACCTGTCCGACAAATGCGTACTTAGCAACCGCACCTAATCCGTCAGAGCCATATAACTGAATAATATCTAACTGCTTGCCCTCCGCCTTGATTAAGTCCTGTAAATAAGCCTTTTCAAGATTTCCTGTGTAAGTCTTAGCGTCAGATGTTTTGATACCCATTAAGAATGTCTGTGAATCATCTTCAAATGTTGTACTTTCAACTGTGTTAGGTGCTGATACTGGTGCTGAAATTGACTTAGCCGCAACCATTAACTTGTATGAACCTGCAAAGCCATCTTCGCTATGCTCCTTGTAGATAACCCTAGCTTTATAACTTGTACTTGCCATTGCTTTGTCTACCTCCTAAAAATTTGCAAAAAAATAAGAGCATTTCTGCTCTTTGTTACATTAATCTGTCATTTGCTGCTATCATTCTTCTGAATCTAGCGGTACTCTTATGTACTTTGTTACTGATTGAGAACTCTGGCATTGCATTGCCTTGAAATCTCATTGTCTTGAATGTATCTGTAATTATCGCCATAACCTTGCGACAGTCAGACTTGCTTGTGTTAGTTGTAACATCTACTTGAAATGTCGCTAACAATGCGTTAACTGTCTGTCCGTCAAGTGTTTGTCCTTGTTCAACTGCTGGCAGTAAATGAATGTATACTGTTGGGAATACTGCTTGACCGCTGTTTTCTCCCTCATTGGTTATGACTATCTTTGAATATGTCTTTTTAAGCTGTGCTAGGGCTTTAGCCTTGACAAGTGCTGTGACTGTATTTTCAAGGTCTATCGCCCAATCGTTTGCATTTGCCATTAACTAAACACCTCTCTTGCTATCTGCTTATACTGATTAACAATCTCTATTGTGGCGTTGTACATAGGCATTGTAGCTTTAACGCCGTGCGTGTAGTGCCATTGATTATCATTACCTAAGTAGTACCAGCCGTCGCTGAATGCGTGGATTTGTCCTGGATATGTTCCTACGCCCAAGCCGAAATCATTAGCCTTTGGGTTCTCGTTGCCGCTGTTGTAATAAATACCAGCACCAAATTCAATTGCTAATAGCGTGTAAAATGGCTCTCTATCTTCTACTTCAACAGTTTTACCGGTAGCAATTAAAATAGCTTGGTAGCCATCTTGAATAGGCTTTCTGTCAACTCTCAATGTTACCGTCCTACCTAATGGACTTTCATTAACACTCATAATTGCCGCTTTGTCGCCTAATTCTGCTAATCGTTCGACAAGCAATCCACATTTATACTGTAAACTCTGCTTATACTGTTGTAGCTGTCTGATAGCTTCATTTACGGACTTTTCAGACAAAGATATATTAATTGTATGTCTTGCCATAAACACGCTCCTTAACCACTTGCAAAATAGCTCGTCTTATGCTTTCGTTTACTGGCTCTTGCGTAGATGGGATTGTCTTTCCTTTAAAGATAGAACCGACTAGCTGTTCATTTCTCTGATACTTCGTATTTACCACCTACTTTACAGCTGCTTTAAGCATATACTTAGTTGAATATAGTGCCGGCTTAATGCCTACAATCGTGAAATCTGCCGATGTTTCATCAACAAGACTGTCAGATGTGTATGTAGGTTTGCTATTAAGCCATATAAGGTCGCCTTTTTGAATAGGTAATGTATCCCTATCTGTCAGTAAAATAGCGTCAAAATCAGCCGTATCAAAGCCATATTCTTTACTTTGTGCTTCTCCACCGCTGAAAGCTATGTTTGCTTTGAAATCAACTGGCTCTGAAAAACCTGTTTTTTCTTCAAGGATTTTAGGTATCTTATTTCCCTCATCATCAAGATAAGGAATAAAGTTACCCTCTGTGTCGGTATATCCCTCATATAAGATATTGCCGTCATCATCTCTTTCATAGATGGTCACTGTCTGTCCTTGAAGTGAATACTTCATAGCCTGCTTATTAATGTCAAGCATATTACTTCACATCCTTGCCAAATCGCTTCCATAGTTCAGACAGCTTCTCCCAACCGTACATTGCTACAAAAGCAACAACAAATCCTGCCATAATCGCCGCAAGAATCATGTACCACAGTATTGTCATCTGAATATACTGCATATAAGCAACAAATGCCGCTACAGTAATACCGATTGACAAGACAAATACCACAATATCTGTAGGTACTTTATTGAATACTCCAATGCCCTTAATTACCTGTGTAATTACAGACACCATAAAAGCTAATGCCCCGACAATTGCTAATATGATTGTCATATTTGCAATCAATGTTTGCATAATATCCATTCTGCTATACCTCCTTATCTTCATTAAGTCGTGCTTCCAATCCGTCTATTCGGTGGTGTGCCGACTTTACACTTTCCTCAACTTTAATAATCCTGTTATCGTGAGAATTAAGTTCTTTTCTCATTTCTGTAACTTCATTCTTTATCTCTGTTGTATTGCTTGATATTGTGTCAAGTTTCATATTTATGCGTGTATTTTCTTTTACACGCTCTGTAAGTTCTGCATTGTCAGACTTTTTGTTGTTCTTAAGATTAAATCCCAACGTAAACAGTCCGAAAAAGACGGAAAAAGCAACTGAAATAATGCTTATAATTACTGCTATTGGCATTGATATACCGCCTTTCATAATTAATAATGGCACACCGCCCACCACCCTTAATGTGTGCCGCCTGCTACCGTATTGGTAACGCACAATCTTCTATAAAACCTTAGCAAAAGGAAATACCCCAACAAATAAGCTGTCTCTATCTCTCCAAGTTCTGTTGACACCATTCTCATTGTAGCTTGCCATAAATGCTTCACCTGCTTGTGAATGGTCGTAGACAGCCAGATTAACAATAACACTCTCAAATTTCTTCAAGTCCGCGGTTATCATTTCATCTGTGTAACTGTCGGGATAACACCTTTTTGCCTTTACATCTTCTGTAGCCTGTTTAATAAGTTGTTCGATTATTGGATTATCTTCTTTGTTATCGAACACCACCACATCAGATGTTGTTTCATCATCATTTGTGACTGTATCAATATGAAATTGTTTAAGTCTGATTTTAGCCTGTTCTAATGTGGTGTATTCCATAATTTCAGCTCCTATAATCCTAATTTCTCAATTAACAGTTCTTTAAGTTCTGCTCCTGTAAGCTCCATTGCGTTTTCAATACCTTGTTCTAAGGCAAGTGTCTGCAAGTCCGCTGTTGGCATACGCTTAATAGCTGTCTTTGTGTAATCGCTTGTAGGTTGAACAGGGAACTTGTCCTGCTCTTCCTCATACTTAAGCTCATCTCCATAAACAGCTTCCTGTCTTACATTATCTGCTGTTACTTCTTCGCTCTGCTTTGCGGCGTTGATTTTATGTCGTCTTAATAACATATAAACACCTCTTACTTTCCGAACTTAGCAAGAACAACCTTTGAATCGTTGCTTAAGACTGCTGTATAGTGTTCATCGCCAGAGATAACAGTTGTCTTTGCAAGAATATCTCTGTCTGATTCAATCTCAACGCTTCTCTTCATATAGATTGTAAGTGCGTTCTCTTCCTCTGATACACCATCTGCGCCTGTGTCCTCGTTAGGGTCTTCTGCTGATACGATAACAATAGGACAAGCGTAGAACTCTGTTGCAACAGCCTTTAACTTGCTACCTACCTTAATTTCCTTACCCTTTGGCTTAAGCGTATGTGCAAGTGCTGTGTCAAGGTGAACATTCGTTGCATCCTCGTTTGTTGTATCAGCCGCAACATTGATTGTTCCTGTTGAATCATCAAGCTCATACTTAACTAACTTAACTTTCTTTGACTTAACAACCTGCGCTCCTGCAATAGAACCGATAGTTCCATTCATAATTACATTAAGTGGATACTTGTCATTGCTCTTGAAATCATCGTCATTAAGTAATGTAGCTTCCTGCGCTGGATTGATGAACAATATCTTTGTAAGTGATGAATCTGATTCATCATCAAATTTGCTATTAGCTGCTACAACTGCTGAATAGCTGATAGGTGTTGCTGTTCCATCGTAATCAATAGGTGCTGTGCAAAGTGCGTCATAGCTGTCATTATCAACCTTTGCAGCGATTGACATAGCAATCTGATTGATAGCTGTACCAAGTGGGTCGCCATAACCAGATAACACTGATTCGTCTGTAAGTTCTACTGCCTTACCTGCTTTCTTAACCTCTGCTTCTGTTGTAGATGTTGTAAGTACTGTTGTACCCATAGCAACACCTTCTGCTACATCTTCTGCGTCACCAATATAAGCATACTTTGGCACAACGATTGTGCTTCCTGGTCTGCCTACAAGTGTTGTATCAACTCTTGCAATAGGTGAGAACTTAATCTTCTTTGGCAACTTAGCTGATACCATATCAGCCATTACCTGTGGATCTACTAAATTTGCTAACTTAGTCTGTGGCATAGTTTATTTACCTCCGTTTTCTACTCTGTGAACTTCTTATAAAGTTCTGGATTCTTATTTTTGAACTCCACTCTTTCGTGGTAATTCATCTTGTTGAACTGTTCCTGTGTTATCGTGCTTTCTTCTCCACCGCCTGCATTAATAGCCGGTCTTGATTTAAGCCACTCTGCCTTAGCTTCTTTAACCTGTCTTTGCACTTCATTGGCAATTACAGTTGCTATAAGGCTATGGTCTGCGTCTGCAACCGCCTCAATCAAAGAATCAATATCCTTTCCATCGCCTATAACTTTCTGATAAGCATTGACAGCTTTCATATGATTAAGCTCTTTGCTCATGTTCTCGAACTTTTCAGCCTGCAATTTTTCAGCTTCTGCCTTTGCTTCCGCTTCCTGTTCTTCTGCTGTCTGCTTTGAACGAAGTTCTTTCTTGTACTTAGCTGCTTCTGAACTGGCTTTATCGGAAGCGTTCTTATACTTCTCTTTTTCAGCTCTTTCACTAGCAAGCTGTGCCATAAGTTCTTCTACGCTAGGTGTCTGTTCTTCGTTCTGTGGCTCATTATTAGTTGTTGGTTCTGTTGTTGTGTTAGTTACATCTGCCATAATTTCTTTACCTCTGCTTTCTGCGTTTTTTGTTGTTCTCTCAACTTCTTGCGATATTTGTATTGCCCTTTCTCTAGGGCATATAAAAAGCCACAAGGCATTTTCTACCCTGTGGCTCAATATCAATTATTTATCTGTTCTGCTCTTATCTATAACCGGACTATTTTCTGTCTGGTCTGATAAGTCTTGCATTGTGCGGTCTTTATTAGGTGGCTGTTCTCCATCTCCACCCTCTGCTTGGTTCTGTGTATCTTTGTTGATTATACTGTCTTGATATGCCTTAACCATCTTTCCGCTTCTCGCTACAACATCGTTAGGGTCATCAAAGAATGGAATTGCATCAACTGTATCTTTAAGGCTAAATCCGTGGCTTATCAATGTTGCCATAGCATTAACCTTGGTTGACATTTCATAAGTTTTTTGTCGCTTAATGTTAGGCTTTACATCTCTTGCCCTTAATTTAAGTAATGGATTGCTACTGTTAACATTGTTTGATAGCTTGATAGCTGTAAGAACAACTTTTATCTCTTCCATTTTGCAGCCATCTGTAATTAATTGCTGTTTTGCCGCCGCTGTTTCAGCCTGTGACCAACCTGTTGCGTCTGACATTGCAACTCCTGTACTACCACCGCTATTATCATTTCGTTGTGGTACATTGCATTTCTGCAAGATTATCTGTCGCCTTGATTGGATATTGTTAAGCATACCTGTGTAATCGTAATTAATTGCAAGTGGCTCAACTATTGGAGTTTTGCCATCTGCTGATGTGTAGGTCTGCATCCATTCTCCGGATTTTGGTTTCCTTACTTTTTTAGTGATATGTGGTGTTCCGTCTTTATCAACTGTTGTTTCCTGTTCAACCGGGAAATCAACATCATTTGTGTGCCATACTGCCTGTGTGTTCTGTTCGACATCATTGGTAAAATCTGAAATGAGTAGGTTTAAGTTATCCATTTCAGATATTTGCCGTTCAAAACAGCCCATTCTATCAAATGACCTTGTATATTCAATAATAGGAATTTTATGTAATGGATTCTCTTCCCCGCTTCTCTTTAAAAATCCCCATTTTGTTTTTCCTTTTTCTGGTCCGTTTGTGATTTTTATCCCATCCGTAATTTCATAACGAATATCTTTTGTAAAACAGGTGTAATATCTTGCACCGCTATGTTTGTCTTTGATATAAGTGCCTGCAAGAATAACCCTCTTGTCACTATAAGCTGTTGACCTTACTACAAAAGTTGTTCTTGGGTCCAAAACATCGTATGTGAAATAGCTTTCCCCATCCTCATATTCTGTGTTTACATCAATGAGGACATATCCAACGCCACCAATTTCAACATATCTTGCAAGTTCCTGTTGCTTCTGCCTTGCATTCTGTGATTCGTAGCAACTGTTTAATTCTGCTATAGCTTTTGTAAGGTTAGAATCCTCATTGTCGCCATTTTGAACTAACGTTATAGGATTTCCCCACTTAAAGCCTAAATTAAACTCTGTGACCTCGTTAGCCACATTATCACAGCACTCACAGTCAATGTCTGGTCTGTAAGTCTTTGGATTCTTCCTAACTATCGGCTGTATTCCTGCGTCATAATCAAGAAGAAACTGTATTCTGTTGGAATTAATATCATGTTCCAAAATTGCTTCACGCAAAATTGGTATTATATTGTCAGACGTTATTTCTTTCGCGCCTGTATAAATAGCAATTCTTCCTGTCTGCATTATCTACACCTCTAATAAAATGTCATACCGCTTGAACTTCTGCTTTGTGGTATTTCCTTAATTTGAAAATCATCATCATCGTTAGGTACATACCATATCCATTTGTGGCAATGCTTGCACGCTAATTTATGTGTTCGTGGGTCTTTGCTGTCTGCCTTAGTCAAAAACTTATGGCAGTTCGGACACATAATTGATTTATCTTTACTCATATAAAAATTCATATCTTTACCTCATTGCATAACAAAAGCACCGCCGCAATTAAGCAACGGTGCTTCTGATAAGGATGTGTTTATGAAGAAACATCTTTGTGACTTCTTACAGATATACTATACCACGCCGGCAATGTGACATTCTATGACATCTTTTACAAATATTCACTTCCATATTTGTCTTCAAAGGCTTGTAGTGCTTTAGCATGTATTCTATGTACCTGTCGCCAACACCAGCCTGTTTCATTTGCAATTTTTTCAAACGTGAATTTTCTGACATATCTTAGAAACAATACTGTATAATAATCTTCATTGTTTATCTGTTCTATCTGCTCTATTATTTTATTTTTTACATCAATGTATTTGTCTATAAGCTTGTCAAGGCTTTCTTCCATTTGTTCAAGTCTGACATATCCACAGCCTGTTTTGTCCGGATCTGATGATGACATAACTCTTTCTTCATTAACAACTGCTGATATGCTGTATGATAATTCTTTATACTGTGTTATTTCTATCAACTTATTATCAATTATCTTATTGTAATAGCTTATCTGGTTAAGATAATCCTTAGTTGTCATATAAACCCTCCTCTTATATCGGACTTGACATAATTATTGTCTTTTTTATTCTATTTCCTTTTGTCATTCTTAACGCAAAGTTTGAGAAAACATCTGGAACATCATCTAATTGTTTTTTGCCTGATACCGAATATTGCTTTAACAGTGACATCATCACTCCGTATGGCTCATTAGGCTTATAAAGTGATGCGTCTTTAAAAATAATATGTTGTAATATCCAGTTAGAACATTGGAATATCCTTGCTTCCTTATTCGTTTCGGTCGGTGTATCAGTAATGTTACATATCCAACCTACACTCTCAACACGCTTATTAACTTCCATAGCCACTCTATCACCGCCAGCATTACGTTCAAATTCACACTCTTGTACTTTATTATTCACAAGTACTGCTGCGGCATTTCTGTATTGTTCTTCATAATCCGCTGTGTTATCGCATACACAATCAATGCAGTAATAATCTTCTCCGTATTTCTGTAATACCGGTAGTACAAAGTAATCCGTACCTTTGCCCTTAGTATCGCATTGAGCTGTGATAATTTCTGGTTCTCCGTGTGGCAGATTAAGGTATCTGCGGATTTTATCGTCCGGGAATAATAAGCCCTCACGTTCTATAGGGTCTTGTTTATACAGACAGCGATATGAGATTTCATCCATAAGCAGCTGAATATCTTCAAAATCCTTTACTGTATAGCCACCAAATTCAAAGTCAAAATTACTTTCTCCTGTTACTGGGTCTACATCAGGTACGGATATTACTTTAACTCGTTTGTTTCCCTCATAAGCTTGTATAATACGTCCTATTACGTCTCTAACGCTCCACCTTGTAGCAATATGTATTTCTTTACATGGGTTTCCATCCTCGTCCGGTATCTTTCTTTGTCGTGCATCTACTGCATATTTATCCCACAATTTATCAAGATAGGTTGGGTTTAGTGCTTCTTCAATGCCGCCTATCATATCATCAACTAGCAGAAATTTATTGGCTCTGACTTTACCGGCATTTTTACTGCCGACAGATGTACATTGTACAGATTGAAATGGCTTATATTTTCCTACGTTAAACTGTTCAAGTTTTGCATTTGTACTTGTTACTTCAAGTCCAGGGAACACTTCTCCCCATGTATACTCGTCAGCGTTTGTGACAATATCGTATACTCCATCATAATACATTCGTGTAATGTCTCCGCTGTGTGAATAAAAAAGGTTATATCCGTTTGAGTACCAACCTATAACCGCAGAATGGAAAAACTTTTCGATTGTGGTTTTTCCTGTTCCGGGTGGGAGAGAAATACATAAAATATCATATTTATCATCAATCATGCCTTGTAATGCTTCTATTAAGCCTATTTTGATAAACTGTTTTCTTCTCGGCATATAGAATCTTTCTTTAGGTTCACGTTTCTTTTCTATGTATCTAAAAAAACTGTCAACAACCTTGTTTTGCGCTTCAATCAGTAAAATATCGTAAAACCAATTAATCAGCTCATATTCCGTTTTATTTGCAAACGCATACTTTTCTAAATCCCAAATTGTACCGCCTGTTTTAGTCATGCAGAAGCCCTCTATAAGCTCTTTTGCCCTCTTAGTAAGTTGTAGTCCATACTCAATATCTTTCTCGCCGTTTATGGCTACACTGCAAGCGTCTACATAGGCATCAATTACCTGTTCATCTATTCCATTTCTCTCTATGTAATTTTCATATCCATTGATTGTAGAAATAAGGCTCTGACTAGCCATAAGAAAAGCACCTCCACTTTTCAGCAAAGGTGCTTATAGACCTCTGCCTATAACTGTTTTAGGGTAGCGGCTAACTCTATTTGTTAGCCGGTAATTGTATTTACATTCTAGGGAAATAATAAAATTTCCATCCGTTTTTTATCTTTTGTTCTCTACACCAAGGCAAATACTCATTAAGTTTTCTATTAAAATCCATATTTGAACTGCATTCATCCCAAGCCTTTTGATTTATTTTGAGCCTTTTTCCTGTTATGATATGGTCAATTAGAAAATATACACCCAAGAATAAAAATGTGGCTCCTGCTATCGCAAACATTGCTATTATTTGCATTTTCATTTCTATTTACTCCTTAAAGCAATCTTTCAACGCTTGCCTGTCAGCTTTAATATCTGCCTCAATAGCAAGTTCATCTCCTAAAGTGGAGCAGTCTATCGACTTACCATTTCTACCGCCTATTTCGTGCGATTGTGCTTCTCTCAGTGCTTCACGCTCTATTGATTTAATTACTTCTGCCATGCTCATAGTTCAAACACGCTCCCATATGCTACTCAACTACATACCAATCCTCTGCTAAACAATCATTAATTGACGGAACCCATGTAGAAACAGTGCTATTAACATTTTTGATAGCAAAATACGGATTGTAATGTACTAAATCGTCTTTATCTGCAATGGATTTCCCAATTTCTGTATAAGACTTAAAATTGCCGGCCGGAACATAATACACAAACATTCCCTTGCCGTTCCAACCTTTTCTTGCTACTTTCTTACCATTTTTTAATGCTTCAATTGCCTGTCCAAAATTCATCATTTATTTTCTCCTTTACAATTTATTATTTTCATTCCTTATAAATCTCTTTGTTTCTTCAACTATTTTAGAATCCCTAGCAGAATTCACTTCAATATGGCTTTGTGGCAGTCTACCAAACTTTTCCAAAGCATATTTTTCTACTGCTTCTTTTGAAATATCTATTTCAAAATTTCTCAACGCTTCTTTAGATGGCGGTTGATACTCAGATAAGGGATTGTCAATGTTATTCATTCCTCATAAACCTCTCAAAATCTTTTCTACACTTAGGGCATAATTCATATGTTTTTTCTAAAAATTTATATCTACGGACATTCTTGATTTCAAGGCACATATCATTATCTTCAAAAGTGGGAACTATATCTCCGCAACATCCAACTTGCTTAAATCTAACTTCTTTCCAACTCTTAGGCATTATCTCTTTTCCGCACCTGTCACAAGTGTGCCATTCTTTTTGATGTTTCATATAAGCCGCCCTCACTTATCAAATAAAAATCCGTTATTGACTATTTTGTTTTGTGTGAATAGTGTTTTAACATTGGCAATCCGTGTCTTTTTCTCCAGTTATTGCAAGCTATGTATTCAAGTGTCTTAATTATTATGCTATTTCTCACATAGTCCTTTTCGATCATCCTTATAGGCTTTCTACCAAGTACCTGCATGCCAACAATTTCTAATCGTTCATTTGTAACATCAATAGCATATTTTTCTCCGTAACCAACATCGAAAGATATGTTATTTATTTCAAAGTGCTTCATGCTATATATAGATTTGTCTTTTTCATAAAATCCGCACCCCTTAAGGCATATAACTGGGTAATCTAAATAGCAATTACTTTTCTCATTCACGCATGTGTGACCCGTGCCAAGTACTCCGTAACTTAACATTTCATAATATTTACAATCTGTAGCTTTCTGGATATCTTTGGGTATTTCAACACCTAGTTCTTTTGCCCTTTTAATGCATTTGTCTTGTGGATAAATAATATGCGTTTTTATATCCATGTTGGTTGTACAGTCTATCCCGGAACTATATTTTGCACATTCTTCTCTGTATTCGCATATATCGCATTCGGTATTTTTCTCTTTATATTTTTGAGGCTTGTATTTCTTAAAATCCTTGCACTCATAGTCAAGTGATGTATCATTCCCTTTTTGGCATTCATAAACCGGATATTCTTCTCCTGTTTCTTCATCAAAATCAAAATCTTCATCACAATATTTGCAAATTGAGCAATCTTTCATATCACACCTCAAATCTTCGTAAATATATCCAAATCATAGTTATCTCTGATATAGTCAACAACTTCCTGTAATTTGCTTTTCACAAATTCATCATTGGCAATATCTGGATGTGCGTAAAACATGCAACTGTCTTTCTTTCCGTCTGCTTTATATTTACGATAGTTAAATGTCATCATAAACAATGGTATTCTTGTTAAATTCTTTGTCTTGTGTCTTATCCAACGATTAACAATTCTCTCAATCATTATTCTTCCCCCATAAATTATTTGGCAACTCTTCGCCGCCATAAATCTTGTTAGCGTATTTCTTAAATGTCGGTACGCTACAACCTGCTACTTTTGCCGCCTTTACTTGTGAAGCCTGTCCCGATATGTACAGGTTAATTGCTTCATAGAATTTATCTTTATTTAGTGGATGTACACCTGCTGCCATAATAATCACTCCTTACTTTGATTTTCAACTTGATGATTATATTTTCTTACATCACTACGCATTTTAGATGGCATATTCTTATAACCTGTATTTTGAAGTTCTGCTTTGAAAGCGTTGAAATCATCATCATTTTTAACAAATATACTGACATATTTATCAATCTGCGGTCTTGTCATAAGTACACCATTTTCAGTAAATACCTTTTTGATGTAATTTGTATAATAACAATACCCTTTGACTTTTTCGTGGTATAATCCCCAAAAATAATCAGCATTTTCTTTTGTTTCAAACTTTGCCCTAATCTCATTGTTAGAAATGTGATTGTAACAATGTCTGCACAATGTAATTAAATTGCTCTCTCTATCATCGCCGCACATTGAAGCTGTTCTTATATGTGTCATTACCAATGCTCTGTATTCTCTGCTACTCTTTCCACAATATCTGCAAGTATAATTATCTCTTTCAAAAATCTTGGTCTGTAAATCTTTATATGAACTCATAATAAATACCTCCTACAATTCCTTACTTTCACACCAACTACTCTTACAAGCGTGGTTCATAATGTTGATTAAAACATTCTCCGAAGAAAAATGAACTAAGCTATAATC